CATTCTCACATTGGATAAAGATCGTGTGAGCGAATTTGAAAAAATCGGATTTACTGCTTATGCGGTTGGTGATGGAACCTACTATGCCGTTGACGCAGATGCTCCACAAGAGTCACATGAACTTGCTGTATCTGCCATTGACGGAAACCTTGACGCAATGGATGAGGTTCGTGGGTTTAAACTTCCTGAGCAGAAAGATGAGCAGACACCCGCTTACAAAGGTAACGCTTCAGCTATTGCAAACGCCGCGAAGCTGAAGTAAAACTAACCACCATGAGCGAGAAACTAACCGCAGAACCAGATCAAGAGTGGTTCGCAGAGGTCATGCGCCGAGCCGAGGAACACGGCAACAGGCAACGCGTGGAATTCTGGAACCCACAGGCAGCGGCAAAGTGCCTCTGGCTACTGGCGCAGGGCAAGAGCATCAAGTCCACCTCCGAGATCACAGGTCTTGCCCGTGACACCGTGCGCTCACTCATGTGGCGGCACAGCGACACTCTGGAGACGAAGCGGAAGGAGTTCAGCCAGAAATATGCGATGGCTGCTGAAACCTACACGGACTTGCTATTTGCGAAGGCAGACCAACTTGCCGACGATCCAGACCAACTCAAGAACATCTCCCCCGACCGACTGGCGATCACCGTGGGAGTTTTAACGGACAAGTCCATGCAACTATCTGGCATGGCTACCGCGGTTGTGGAACACAGGCAGGGGGCGAGTATCGACGATGCCGCCAAGATGATCGCAGAGGCTAAATCTCGCATTGCCAGCAAGGTGAAGGCGAAGGCAGTCGAGGCTGAAATTGTCGCATGATCCCAGAACCAGAGTCGAGATTTGATGGGCCGATATTTCACCACTATGTGGTGGAGCATGACGGCGTGCAGCACAAGTGCAACACCCTAGCCTACGCCTCGTACTTGGCCGAGAAGTTCAACGCTAAGGTTTGGAATGTGGTGCTGGAGAAGCACATAAGACCATTTATAGGCGTTTGTCAGCACTGCCAGAACCGCAAGAAATACCGCGAGCTTCACCTTGTGGACGGCAACCGTGGGTCATTCCCGCCAGAGTACGACACCCTTGGGTGTGATGATTGTGATAGCGTTTACAGAATTGTTGATATTCTCATGGAAACTGGCGCATACAGGATTAAAGAGGAGGTGGCATGCTAGAGTGGAGAAAACATCCTATTTTGCAGCCACCAACTGACGAAGAGTTGGTTTTGATGGAGCCAGAGGAATTGGTGGATCTTCACAGAGTCTACCATGAAGCAATTTCCAATGCCGAAAGCGATCCATACAGATACGGGTTTAGGCTTCCACATTGGGCTAAAGCCGAGGAACAACTATCTCAAGTGTCTGAAATACTTGCACTTGGAGGAAATCGCAGCGGCAAAACTGCATTTGCTTCGTACTGTGTAGTGAAAGCCGCTATTGAGAATCCAAAGTCAGAGATCATGTGTTTTTCGCAGACTTCTGAAGTTAGTATCAGACAACAACAAAGCGCAGTATGGGAATGGCTTCCAGTTGAATTACGCACAAAGCAAACATCGGCTAATGCTTACATCTCATACACTAAGAAAAACGGATTTACGGATAACTCTCTAATCCTGCCTAACGGGTCGCAGATTATCTTCAAAACATATTCCCAGTTCCAGAACAATCCGACCATTCTAGAAGGTGCTGAACTTGGTTGTCGTAATCCCAAGTGGCACAACATCGGTGTATGGCTCGACGAGCATCTTGGTGGCCCGGAATTGATCAACACCCTGCGATTCCGCCTTGCAACACGAAATGCGCAGCTTCTGCTAACCTTTACTCCAATTGATGGATATACAGAGGTTGTTAAAGAATACTTGGATGGGGCTACGACCATTGAAAACCGCGAGGCTGAACTGCTAAATGGCGAGCTTGTCCCCTATGTGCAGAGGAGCAAGAAGCGCAATGCCAGCGTCCATTATTTCCATTCACAGGACAACCCTTTCGGTGGCTACGAGCGAATTAAGGAGACTTTGGTTGGTAGGCCTAGGGAGGAGATCCTAATTCGTGCGTACGGGGTTCCCGTTAAGTCCCACGCCACCAAGTTTCCAAAGTTCAACAAGGAGGTCAATGTGGTATCTCCCGACACTATTCCAACGAAAAATGTGACGCGCTACCATATTGTCGATCCTGCGGGTGCAAAAAACTGGTTCATGTGCTGGATTGCCGTGGACGCGACTGGAACATTCTGGGTCTACAGGGAATGGCCGGGCGTGGATGTGGGCGATTGGGCTGAGTGGCGAGGAGGCAAGTGGGTTGCAGGAGAGGGAGCCAAGGGTCAGGGATACGGCATCCGCGACTATGTGGAACTTATAAAAGACCTAGAGGGTGACGAGGAGATCATGGAGCGTCTCATTGACCCCCGACTTGGGGCGGCAAAGTACCAGTCAGCAGATGGGGCTAGTAGCATTATCGAGGATTTGAACGACGAGGGCATCGTGTGCCTTCCAGCCCCCGGCTTGGAAATCGACGATGGGTTGCAAGCTTTGATCGGGAAAATGTCATGGAATGTAACTATGCCGTCAGATTCGGTCAACCGACCGCATTTCTATGTCAGCGAGGAATGTGAGAACATCATCCAAGCCCTGTCCGAGTACACGGGCGATGGTGGTCTGAAGGAGGCGTGGAAAGACCCCATAGATGTCCTGCGCTACGCCGCCATCTCTGGCATTGACCATGTGGACGGGTCACATATAGCTGTAACTAGACAAGGCACAGGAGGATACTAACCATGAAAACAAAGAAAAAAGCAGCAAAGAAGGCAGTAAAGAAGGTTGCGCCAAAGGTGGAGCCACAGGCGGAAGCGGTCATTTCCGCCCCAGAACCAGCAGCCGAGCCACTGGAGGTCATGGTGATTGGCCTCGCCAACAACCCAAGATATGTGTATGCATCACTTAATGGGGAGCGTATTGCCGTCGAGGTTCCCGCATGGATGTCCCCTCGTCTGGTTCGCAAGCCCATTAAAGTTCACAAGAAATTAGACTCCGAGCATTACGAATTACATGGAAACTGAATATGAATCAGAAGCCCTAGAGGGTGAAGCGTTGATCTATGTGGAGAAGGAGCCAGATGTTGGCTCTCTTTCCTATGCCTATGAGACCGCTTTGCTTGACCTCGACGAGTATTTCCAGTCCTGCCTTCGTTCGTATGACGAGCGGAGGAACATCTGGGAAGGTAAGAGCGACGACCTCCGCAAGCATGGTGCTAACGCATTCCCGTGGGAGGGAGCCTCCGACCAAGAGGTCAATGTGATCGGTGAGAGGATCGATACCTATGTGGCACTCTTCGACCAAGCCCTCCAACGCTCCCACATCAAGGCATTCCCGACCAGCATGGCATCCATGCCGAGGGCAGCGATGGTCAGCGGATTCCTGAAGTGGATGAGGTCGAGCTACATCCCAAATTTCCGGGAACACATGGAACTTGGGGCTAATTATCTGCTCGAAAAGGGTCTCATGATCTCTTATGTTGGTTGGCAGCGGGAGTCCCGCACCTACCTCCAGACCATGACTCTGGACGAGATCGCGCAGGCCGCGCCAGAGATGGTGGATCTGCTCATGGACGAGAATGCCACAGAAATGGCCCTAGGATTGATTTCTCAGGCTTTCCCTGCACTTTCGGGGAAGAGAGCCAGAAAAGCCCTCAAAGACCTCAGAACGAAGGGAGAGGCGCAAATACCCATTCCTAGGGTAACCGTGGATCGCCCCGTGGTGCATTCCTGCGCCCCGGACGGGGAGGTTATCCTACCGCCCTATGTCTCCGACCCGCAGCGCAGCCCCTATATTTTTTGGAGAACCTTCCTAACGGCTCAAGAGCTTGAGAAAAAGGTCACCAACGAGGGCTGGGACGAGGACTGGGTCGAAAACGCTATCGAGCGACTCCGTGGCAAGGATTCCATGTACCTCGACGGGGAGAAGCAGAAGAACATCACAAGGTTGCCTATTACCGATGACAACGACCTTGTCATGGTAGTGTATGGCTACCAGCGTTTGATCGACGAGGAGGACGGCTCCGAGGGTATCTATTGTACCGTTTTCCACCCCAACTCCGAGGGCTACGCCAAGCATGAACTGCTTAACGGATATGACGACTATCCATTTGTGGTAACTCGTTTGTCTAATAACCAGAAGCGCATGTACGAGGTGCAAACATTTGGGGACATCCTCCGTGGGGCGCAACTCCAGATCAAAACCGAGCGTGATTCGCGTGTTGACCGCTCGTCGCTGGCAACCCTGCCACCCCTCATGCACCCTGCTGGCAAGCCTCCCTCCGACTGGGGGCCGGGCAGGCGCATCCCATATCGTCGTCTGGGTGAGATCCAGTGGGGGCCGACACCGCCGCCCGACAATGGCTCCGTGGAGGTCGAGGTGTCGATGATCGGACAGGCAGACCGCAGCGTTGGTCTCGACCTTAACAATCCGCTCTCGTCCATGAGGCAGCAATACTTCGTGTCCAAGTTCCTAGACCATGTGCGTGATGTCCTGAACCTTGCTTGGAAACTATACCAACGCATGGGGCCTGATGAGGTATTCTTCCAAGTCACTGGCAACCCCAACCCGCAGGTAATGACCAAGGGTAGCCCGGACGAGAACTTCTCCATCGTGGTCAACTTCGACTCCCAGAGCAATGACCCAGAGACTGCCGAGACGCAGTTGAAAAACATGGTGTCGCTCGTCCAACTCGACCGCAACGGAATCATGGATGTCAACAAGCTGTTGGAATTCACGGCTTCCAGCATAAACCCGATCTTTGCCGACTATGTCCTGCAACCAGCAGAGGAAGCGCAGCAGAAGGTCATGAAGAATGTCACGGACGACCTCGCCAAAATCTTCGCTGGCATCGAGGTTCCTGCCCAGCCCAATGGCGCACAGATCGCAATGCAGCTTGTGCAAGCGTATGTCCAGCAACCAGATGTCGCACAACGCGCACAATCGGACGAGGCATTCGCAACGCGACTCCAGAAATACGCCGAGCAGTACCAGTTCCAACTCCAGCAGGCCCAGAACGCAGAGATCGGTCGCATCGGCACGGCTCCTGCGGAGATGGGTGGCATGCAAACCCAAGGAATGCAGCAGTAATGGAAAAGCGTTTCACAAAGGTAGTCACCAACCCCGATACTGGTCGCAAGAAGACCGTGCGTTTCGGGCAGGCAGGTAAGGCTGCTGACGGCAAGGATCGCATCCGACCCGGCACGAAGAAGGGTGATGCCTATTGCGCTCGTTCCGCTAAAATCAAGGGTGACTGGAAGTCAGACCCAAACTCGCCCAACGCATTGTCCCGTAAGAAGTGGCGTTGCCGTGGGGATAAAAGCGTGAAATGATCTTGTCTAATGGAACAAGTCATCGCATCAAAAAAATGCACCAAATGTGACATTGAACAAACTTTAGATTTTTTTCATAAAAATCTATCTTGTAAAGACGGAAGAGCGTCTTGGTGTAAAAAGTGTCAACATCAGCAATTAAAAGATTCTAGGAAATGCCCAGAAAAAAAAGCTATTCATGCAGTATATAGTAGAAAATCTTCTTTAAAAAATAGATATGGAATCACGCTTGATGAATACGAAAAAAAATTGCAATTGCAAAAATGGTCTTGCGCAATATGTGGATCAAAAAAACCAGAAAACGAAAAAACACAAAAAAATTTAGCTGTAGATCACAATCACTCCACGGGATTTGTTAGGGGTATTTTATGCCAAAAATGCAATAGAGGTATTGGATTATTTAATGATGATATATCTAGACTTCAATCAGCAGTACAATATTTAATTAACGCACAACAAAATGAAAAAAACAGCAAAACAAGCTAAGATTGGTAAGGTCATGGGGGAGTACAAAGCTGGAACGCTCCATGCGGGCCGAGACCCAAAGGGGCCGCGCAAAGCACCCGTGGTGAAGAGTCGCAAGCAAGCTGTGGCGATTGCCCTCTCGCAAGCAGGCATGTCCAAGAAACGCAAATAACTTATGAAAAAAGGTAAATCAAATGGCTGCGGCCACAACGGAAACGGAAACGGCAAGAAGAAGGGCAAAGGCTATGTCGAGATCGAGATCAAGATGAGCCGTGCGCCAAAGAAAACTG